AACGAGGGCCGCGTCTACAAGGACATTGCTTTCCACGTCAAGCACGTGGGGCTGGCGCGACCCCTGAAGTTCAGAATTCAGTATCCCAACGACACGTACATCCAGGCTATTGCCAAGGAGTACAAGTCGGCGGCGGGCTCGAGGCACTCGATGACGCTGTGGGATGAATTGTGGGGCTATGACGACGAGCGTGCTAGACGACTATGGGCGGAGATGACCCCAATCCCAACTGTCCCTTACTCTTTGAGAATAGTTGCGACGTATGCGGGATTTGAGGGGATCGGCCTCCTGTGGGACCTCTACAATACGGTCGTCACCAATGGCGAACCCGTCCCCGAGTTAGCGCATCTGGTAGACGCCTTCGGGCGACCAGTATGTTGGCGCAAGGGACGGATGTTCGCCTATTGGGATACCGAGCCCCGAATGCCCTGGCAGACGACGGAGTATTACGACCAGCAGCGAGCCGAGTTGCGCCCGTCCGACTATCTGCGTCTGCACGAGAACCAGTGGGTCACGACCCACGAGGCGTTCATCCCGATTGAGTGGTGGGACGAATGCAGCAAGTCCTTCGACAAGTCCGTGATGTATTTGGAGGACTCGCCGTATCGGACCTGGCCCGTGATTATGGGCGTGGACATCGGCGTGAAAAGCGACTGCTCGGCGGTTGTGGGCGTGTGCTACGACTTCAAGCGCAAGAAGGCCATCGTAGCGTTCCACAAGATTTGGCTGCCCACCCCAGGCGAGGACCTGGATTTGGAGAACACGGTAGAGAAGTACATTATGGAGATGTCGCAGAAGATGCGGGTGGCCGAGATCGCGTATGACCCCTCCAACTTCCACCGCTCTATGACGACGCTCAAGAAGATGGGGCTGCACATGGTGGAGTTTACCCAGAGCCCCAAGAACATGATAGCCGCCACCCAATGTCTATTTGATGCCCTGCGCGAGAGGCGCATAGAGGCATACCCCGCTGACGACCTGCGAGAGCATCTTAAGTGGGCCGTGGCAGAACAGAAGGGTGCGGGCTTCAGGCTGGTGAAAGAGACCCACAAGAGCCGCCACAAGATTGATGGTGCGGTCGCTTTGGCTATGGCACTTCATAGGGCTATTGAGACGGGCGGGGCGGACCTTCGTAAACCTATCCGTGTGGAGATGCCCTTCAGCGATATATCAAGCATGAAGCAAAAATCCAAACAGGAGATAGCGGAGGAGTTCCTTCCTGAGCCGCTAAGGAGCACAAGTCAATGGATGATAATGTAAGGATGCCGGACTGGAAGGACGACGAGACCGTTGGCAAGATTAGGGAACGCCTGGCGGTCGCCAAGAACTGGACTGGCCCGTGGCATACCAACATCAAGCGGTGGCGGGAAATGTATGACTTCTCCCATTATCAGCGTAAGCCCAAGCCTCAGGAGAAGCAGTATAACGACCCGACCTACACCAATGTTGTAGACCTCGCCGTGGGCATTCTGCTGGCAAACCCGGTCGAGTTCAATGCGGTTGGCTGGGAACCCTCGATGGGCGAGGATGAGGGCACGAGCCATGTGGAGAAATACCTCCACGGCGCGCTGGAGATTTCCAACCAGCGCGAGGATATGCACCTGCCCTATGAGGTCAACCTGAACTTCGTCCGTGATGGCGGGGCCTGCCTGTATGCTGTGTGGGACCCCATTCTGGCCGAGGGGGCGCATACGGAGATGACCCTGCCCGATCCTGAAAGCGAGGAAGGCACGGTCCAGAAGGAAGGCTATACCGAGCTTCCTATTCGCACGCAGGTCATTGACCCCTTAGAGTTGTTCCTTATCCCTGGCGGGCCCAACCGATGGCAGGCCTGTTTCAGGGTGCTGGAGATGTCTGTCTACGACTTTGAGAGCCTGTATCATACATCCGTGAAGGGCTATGAGACCTATTCGGGCTCGGGCAAGATGGACAAGAAGATTGAGTTCGTGGACTACTGGCGCTATGTTGATGTGGACACCCCGATTGTGGAGTGGCCCGCTGACGATGCGTTGGGTCGCCCCGAGACAAAGAAGGTTCGGGCGATCTGCCACGCCGTAATCTACAACAACGAGTTCGTCCCCGGCTTCGAGCCCCAGATCGCGCAGGGCTATCGTAGCCTGCCTTACAAGGTGCAGTTCTACAAGCCCACGCTTCGCAACGACCCCAAGGGCTTCCACAGCATCATCCGCCCGCTGGAGACATCAGTGGCGATGCTGGAAGAGGCCATCAACCGACGCACCCGCCAGATTGAGGTCTACTCGTCCCTGCCCATGTTCGTCAAGGCGCTGGCCGGGCGCTCGACCGAGATTGATGCCGGGTTCGGTAATGTTCCTACCCTGGCTCCTGATGAGGACATCGCGTTCCCACAATGGCCGGGCAATGCCCCCGATGTGTCGATGCACATTGACTTCGTTCGCTCCCGCATCTCGCAGTCGGGCTTCTCCGATGTGATGTACGGCTCCGGCTCCAACGAGTCGAGCGGCTACGCCCTGTCTCTACTGGGCGACCAGAACCGCATCCGGCTCGAGCAGCCCGTGAGCCACCTGGAACTGTTGTGGTCCTCGTGGGCCAAGGACATCCTCGACCTGACCAAGAGCTTCGCCAATGATGCGGTCGTGCGCGTGTACGGGCGTATGCGAGGCGCTGATTTTGCCGAGCAGGTGATAGGCCAGGAGGTCGCTGACTATCTTGTGAAGGCGGCCGTGCGGCCCGAGTTCCCGAATGAAAAGACACGCTACCACGCTATGGCGGTGCAGGTCAAGGGCATCCTGTCCGACTACACCATTATGGAACGCTACCTGAATGTGAAGCAGCCCGAGGAAGAGGAAGAGCGCAAACTCATCCAGATGGCCAAGCTCCATCCCGTTATGCAGCAATACGGCTTGATTGTGGCCTTGAAGGGCATGGCGTCAGAAGGAGACGAGGCGGCTGCGATGACGCTGGAACAACTCCAGCAGGGCCAAATCCCTGGTATGGGCGGGCGACCGCCGCAAGGGACACAGTCGGGCAACGCGCTCGGGACCCAATCGGCTACGGGTGAAGCGACCCCGCAGGCGGGTGGGGCTATGCCCGAGGGCATGTCGGCTGAGGACCAGTTGAACCAAATGGCAACCGCTGCCCCGCAGATGTCGCCAAGCGCCCAGGTGTCGGCGGCTGGAGGTGTGGCCTAATGGTGAAGGACAAGACGCTTCAACAGAGTATGGGTTCTATCGCCGGGGCTTTCAAGAAGGCGGCAGGGCAGATGCGGGTGATGACCAACAAGCCCGTCGATCCTGATGTGGCTTACTACGAGACCTTGAAGCCCGACGACATGAAGGCTATTGAGGGCAACTTTGGGATGGAAGAAACCCGCAAGTATGTTATGGATATGGAAGCGCGCCGACGCAACATTCGGAGGATACGATAATGACTTCTTCGGCCCTGAAGAACCTCTTCAACAACAAAAAGAAGAACCAATTCATTGAGGACCCTGGGGGCGGGTTTCCCCCTCCTCCTAAGCCTCCCAAGCCTTCTAAGCCAACGACTCCTGCGTGGTCGCCCCGTGGTCCTGGCATTACCACCACCGCCCGCGGTGGGATGAGTCCGGCCGTTGCGGGCTACAACATACCTGTTGGTAGTCAAGAATGGGTAGACAGCCTTACTTTGGAGAACGCCCCCTGGTATATGTACCCCATTGGTTCTCCCGAGTATGCAATGGGCGGGGTTCCGGGCGCGGGCGCGGGAGGCGTGGATATCTATGGCGACCCTTATCATGGACCTGGGACTCTATTTCCAGATGATCCGCATGGTGGGGGCGGAGGCGGGGGTGGTGGAGGAGAGGCCGCCGCGCAAACGGCCAAGTTCAACGAGTCCTATTCGGTAGAGGGTGCCCCGTCCTGGTGGAGAGGATTTACTCCTGATGTGTGGAATCCCGAGTCCGAATATATGACGCTTGTGAACTCTGTTCTACCCTTCCTGTCCCCCGAGGACCAGCGTGCGTCGGCCCAGAGCCTCGCGCGTATGTATCCCGAGTTTGTGGGCTACGGCGCTGATGCCAACCCTGGTTATGCGCCCCCGCCCACAGAGATGGGCAGTGAATCGGTTAATCAGTATCTCAGTGCATCTCGCAGTCAGCAGATTACGAATGCCCTGGAGAAGATGGCGCAGGCGTCCGGGCGCAAGAAAGAAGAGTTTGGCCCCGGCTACTCCTACTTCAAGCAACTCGCATCTACACTCGGAGAGTATGGAGCGAAGGGCGGGGGCGAGGGGATTACGCGTACCAAGTATCAACAAATGCTCGGGCAACTCGATCCGATGCTGGCCGAGTCTGGTGGTGGGCAGTTGGGGGCGTATGGGTCTATTGCCAAGATGCTGACCAATCCATTCTTCACGGCGGGCCAATTGGGGAATACTATCTTTGGCTCAGCAAATTCTAAGTTCTTCTAAGGAGGTGTCAAATGTCTGAATACTGCTTTCGTCTCATTCGTGTTCGTCCGAACCGACCCGAGGAAGCTGAGGTTATGCTGAACCAGGTGGGGGCCAAAGGCTTCCATGTTGTGGGGCTGCGAGAAGTC